TTAAATAAGTTACTTCAATCATCGAGGGACCTCCTTCTTATCCTTTAATTAATGTCTAGATTACGCTTCTTAGAGAGTAAAGTCAATCATGACGACTTAAAAAACTAGCAGGCTAGACTATACAAATAGACCCCATGGCAAATGCCATGAGGTCTATATTGATTGGAATCAGAATTCTACTGTCTTGAACATCCATAGATATCTTGTCTTCCCCCTCAAGTTCCTTCGGAGTAACAGTTGGAATATATAGACCATCCATGCTATCCCAAACTTCATTTATAGAAGGAAGTGCTTCTTTGTCTTTAGAAACTCAATCAGTTGTATAGCCGTTGTTATCAGTAATCTGATTCAGTATTCATTATAGCTGCCTCAGTTGCCTCTAATTCATTACTTGCAGAAAGTGCTGAAGTATTTGTCAAACCGTTAGCAACTACCAAATTCTCTAATGAGGCTTGAGCTGTAGAAGATGATTCATGATTCTTGGCTTCTGATGTTTGACTTGATGAATCCATCGATTTAGTAGTTTCACTACCGATATCTGTAGATTGAGAAGGTTCAGTTTTAGCACTTGCTTGGCTATCTGTAACTGAGGGTGCAGTTTCACTTGTTGCTTTGTTCGCAATCATTAATGCCAATGTACTATATAGTTGTGCATCTTGACTAATAGGTGTAGCGGCACTTGCTACACCAGCTGTTTGAACTTCTGTAGTTAACTCATCTGCTAAAACTTTGTTACCAGTACCAAGTTCCAAGTAAGACAGAGTACACGCCTACATTGAGTTTACAAATTGAAAATCGACTTATACAATTATTTAATAAATCTTTACCCACTTTGGTAATCCTCCACACTTAACATTTAAGTATCCTCCCCCTCAATGAGATTAAAAGTATTTTAAAATATTAATCGTTTAACATTCTAACACGATCAGTAAAGATAATTTATTTTTTGTATAAATATAACTTTATCCAAGTCTATATAAAATATATGCGTATGTTTACCAGTATTTAAAATTGTCCAAAAAAATAATTTTAAAGTTTCATTATTTTGAAGAAAGCGATTATATTAATTAACCTTAGAAAAATGAATTCAAGGGAAATGTTTAAATTTCTAAGTCCTAATGATTATAGTCAACTTCATAAAACATCTCTTTAGTGTCTTTTTGAAAGTTTCTAGGAGCTTTAACAAATTTCGTATACACTCTTAAAATAAATGTAGCTAAAACAATATATTTCTAGGCAAATTATCCTAAGCAATTCAATTTAGCTAGCTACTTAAAATAGGAGTGTAAAGTCTATACTATTACAGCTGTACCTGACTCTTCTAGGAATTTACAATCAAAATAAAAGCTAAGATTCAACGAAAAATCATGTAATTTATCATAATACTCATTTATAACCAACTCAGCTATTTTATATACCCCATTAATCCACTTCCTCAAAGATAATCTATATAGCATATTCCACTAGATAAATTTTATTGTTAAATAAAATATAAAACTAAAAAAAAGAAGATCCTCATGGACCTTCTTTATATTTAAGTATAACTTAAATTATTTTACTGTGCGGGAAAGTTAATTGATTTTTAGATAAGTATATAATAGGAAGAAAACCTATTATATAAGGGTATATGCGTGTAAAGTACATTCGGTAAAACTCAAATAAAGTTACTAAAGCTTACACTTATTGCCCCTTATTTGCCCCCTTATTTAAAATATAAAAAAAGAGCTATGAGATAACCTCGTAGCTCTTTGCCTATGATGGATAATCATACTATAACATAGAGAATTAAAAAACACCTCCTAAAAAGAGATGTTATCCGCAAATGGGTCCCGTAAGATTATCCACAGCTATTCCTATTAATTATAACACAAAAAAACCCCCGCGTCAGAGCGTATCTGTCCATAAAGGATGCGGAGGGATTGTCATTGCGCATTTTTATTATACCACAATCCTATACTTCATCAAATAAAAAAACCACCATGAGCGCATGCATACACTCTACGTGGTGCCCGACTTGTGTCAGTTCTTTGAACAGTCAAAAATAGAGATTGTTTTCGTATCGGTCCCCGTAGAGATCCCGAGGCTTTTCTTTTTAAAATCTCGTTTTTGCTGTAAGTCCATTATAACATAATTTTATAACAAATAAAAAAGACAACCACAGGGTCATAGGAATTCTAAGCTTACGCCTACTCCCATTCGGGAACCCAGAGCTAATCCTTCGTCAGCTATCTTTTTAACCATTATAACACAAAAAAGCCCCAGCAAAATGCTGAGGCTTCGACCACTACTGCCATGATATCCCTATTGCAGTCTGAGGGGAGGTGATATACTCCTTTTCGTTTTTTAGTTTGCGTGGTCTGGTTTAATTATTCGTAGTAGTTAACGAGATCGTCCTTGTTCCAGCATGAGAGCCACACTGTGCCAAATTGGCCAAACTCGAAATGTCGGAAATAATATCCGCCGTAGTATCCACCATCTTCTGTGTCTGTGATGTTAGTTTCATCACCAGCAAAAGAAAAAAACATTCCGGCCTTGAAGTCTTGATCAGCACCGTCTGGCAAATCGTCACCGTCAGCATCTACCCAGTTAACCATACCAACAGGGATCCCGTTTTCTGTCCAATCGAACCCAATTGGGACTAAGTAATCACATTTAATCTGCCAAATTCCGTTAACATATTTGACCTCGTTGGCTTCGTAGTAAGCCTTAGACTGTGGCACTACCGCAGTATTAGCTTGTTGGTTTGAGGTGCAGTGTCAGCATATCGCCAAACCTCAATATAAGCTGGTTGATTCCATCCATAGTAGTCATTCCAAGGATAAGTATTAATAGCTTGTCCTGGCGCTCCTTGTGTTGAGTAGTCGCAGCTGATGAAGTATGTATCATCCATCATAACACCGACGTGTCCACCAGCTCCACCAGAGCTAGACATGTCAGCACCCCACGACATCAAAACGATATCGCCTGTCAAGGCATCCCATGACTCATTGCGAGCGACACGATAGAAACCATTATTCGCAAGTTGCTGACCAAGTGTCACTGTCGAAGGCAAACCTTGGATGCCAATGCCAGCTTCTTTCAAGGCTTGCGACATGATGCCAGAGCAGTCTCCAGTGCCGTCTGAACCGTTTCGAGAACCAAACATTGAATATGTGATTAACCCTCGACGACTGATTAAACTATTAACAATAGATTGTTGAACACTCATTCTATTTCCTCCTTGTTATCATTATTTTGGCTCACTGTAATTCAATGCTTGTTCGCTATCGCTAAGACCTTTAGTAGTTGGGTCTGTAACGATACCCAACAATACCAAGATCACAACGAAAGTATTGACACCTTCTTGAATATTGGTTGGGATATGAATCCCGAACTGCTGTAGCATCAAGAATGCTGCTGAGATAAGAGCTACTAGAGTAGCCTTGTTTTGCAATCGTAATTTAAAATTAATCATTTTCTGTTTCCTCCTTTTCCTCTTTTAAAAAGAATTTCTCTTTATCGATATTTCTCTTAACATACTTGTCGATATACGGGATTTCCACCCCTAGAGCCGATAGGCTGGCCAAAATACTAGAGCCATACGCTGCAATCATGGCGAAGATGAATGTATCAACGATACTCGTCAAATTCATAAAATTAGCAAATGGGTAGAATATTGCCACGAACACGATCATTACTGTATGGCTGATTGCCCCTTTACGAAATTTGGTGCTCGAAAGTTCGTGAGCAGCCCAAGCTCTGGCCACACCCACAGCGATGTCTGAAAAAATAATTACCATTAGAATGGCCACCCAAGGGTGCTCATCGATACCGTGCTCGTAGAAGTCTCGGACGACATCAAAGAGCCCAAAAATGCCATCTGGTTTATTGCCCATCGCTTGCCTCTGTATCATTAGACTCTGCTAAAATTTCATCTTCAATTTTGTAGCGAAGATTGCGTAGCTCTTGTTCATCCTTGCGCATTTGTTTGCGATATTTGCCATAAAGTTCTGCATTAACCAGATTTTCTTGAACCGTAGAAACCGCATTAGAATCTACACTGATAAATGTTTGCTTAACAAGGATTGTAGCTCCTTCTTCTTCAACGTTAAATTCTGCATTGATCGTGCGTTGTTTTGTGATTTTAAGTGACATAATATTTTTTCCTTTCTTTATCCTTCCTCAATTGGAAACTCATCTTCCGTAATGTAAGTGACTGTACCTGTGTAGACTGCGTTTTCTGAATTTTGGTTTGAAAAATACATGTTTCCATTCGGTTCAAAGTGCCATACTGCGCAGCCTTTGTGTCCGTTGGCTGCATTTTTGTTGATAACCAAGTGCGTTTGGACACAAGGCTTGAATCCACTAGGGATTTTCTCATTCAAGCCCTTGTACTCGCCTTCAGCAACAGAATAGATACCTCTGATTAAGCTAAAAGTTACTACGTTCGACTGGCGCACAAGGTTCGCTTTCACACCGTAGCCAATTTGGACTTCTTTTTTTACAACAGGTTGGTTTTGCTGCACGAACTCAACCCAATTCCCAACGGTATTCTGCGTTAGGGTTCGTTTGAAGAACCTACCTGAACTTGTTGTCAGCGATTGATGGATACCACCCAGACCCTCTATTACTTCTAGGAAACCTACTTGCTCTGTAGGTTTAGGTTTGCTGATAGGATAGTTCTTCATCGTACTCATTACCGAGAAGAACCCCGTCGTTTTGTAATCATCAAGGTTCGTATTGTTATATTCAATGATTGCAGCGCCACGAACTTCTGTAAGCTTGTGATGCTGAATTAGTTTTGAGCCTGAATAAATCAATCCATTGACATCAAGTGCTCCATTTTCACGATACTTACCAATACCAACGCCTTGTTGGTCATAGGACATGATAATTTTATCGGTCGGCACTGTAGTTTGAAATTCCGAGACTGAAAATCTGTCCTCTAGCTTCCCTGTAACTATGAATGAAGTATCTGCGGGATATTCCTTGCCCAGATTTGCGTTAGATGCCTTAAATTCAGAAATACTTGACCATTCACCGCCAGCTTGCCCATTATCCGAAACAACATTGCTTGTTCCCACTTTGGTTGTTGTAAAAGTCAGCTTCATGGTATTTTTTTGAACGCCATTAACACTAAGAGGTGCTATCTTAGCAAATCTCTTAATGGTTAGTGTATCTGACTTTGAGCCACTTCTGGTAACCTCAAATTTCAGCGTTGGGCTGAAATAGAATAGGAATGTTATTTTAACCTCTTTCCAGTCAGACCAAATCCCACGAGAGTCTTGAACTCTCCCCCTCAAAGTCATTTGGGTGTCTTTGTTTACAACAACCTCCCGGAATACCCCACCGTTTACAGAAACAGAATTGCTAGCCCCAACAATTTCAGCGTAGTACCCAGCTATTGTAGCCCCGTTTTGGGGCTGTGCTCCGTTGAACGTAACTTTAACAAGCGACATTACAGACACGAAATGCGTTGGCTCTGGAATTATCCTTTGAGTCGTCGCATTCGTGTCTGTCAAGGTGAATCCAGTAAACGACGGCTTCATGTTGTTTGTGACAATCTTTGCTGTTAGTGTCGCTGACTGTGTTTGAATCAATTTGCCGTCAACATAGGTGTCAACGTATATAGTGCCTTGACCAGATGCAGCGTTTGGAATGTCGTTAGCAAAATCCACTGGAATTGTCCACTTGAACGATGTCCCAACGTTGTCAGCAATTTTACCTTGCTTAGTGCCCCAAGCATAGCGTAGTGTATGCGTGGCGCCAGCTAATTTTCTATCAATAGTGATATCTACTTGATTGCCAATGAATCCCTCCGGGACGCTCATCGAACTCCCTCTTGGGATAGTTGTCAGTGTTATGCCTTGGTTACCAATGTCTAGGTTTCCAGGACTGTATCCACCCGAACCATTGAAGTGAGCGTGTACGCCGAACACACCAGCTCCATCGTCAGCATGATGAACAGTAATCGTTCGGTCAATCAACTGTATTTCTGAATTTCGGTTAAGCATCGCTGGACTTCCAGAATAGTCAATTCGTTGACCAAAACCATCGACGTACCCAGAACATTGATAGCTTGCAAATGTCCACCCTTGATTCAGCAATGTCAATCGAATACGAACATCACTCGTGTTATTTTGGATATTCTGACCAACTTGGTCGATCCACAACCTAATGCGATATCCACGGTCGTTATTCGACCAAAATTCTACCATGATTAACTACCTCCCACGTATCTAATGACATTCCTATCAGGATTGATGAAATCTTGTTCTTCTCGATACCGTCCAATTTGAATGGTTTTCGAGAAAATACCGTTCTCAATGTGAATGACACCTTGAGAGATGTACATCACCTCATTTCCGGCCGAGAACATTGATATGCGACCATTTGGACTGAACAGCATAGAACTAGAATTGTCTGTTTTTCCGATAACAAGACCTTCGTTTGATGAAGTCATGTAGCTATCGATAAAATTCCAACGTTCTGTCATATCATTCATATTGTTTTCTAATTTTGCTACACGGGCACTAGCATCCGCCAAGCTCTTTTCAGCTTGTACACGATTGACGTTGTTTGCATTAACGAAATCTTGATAAGCCTTCACCCATTGATTTAATGTATCAAGCGATACCTTAGCTTCTAATTCCGCTTTCATCACTGAATTAATCTCATTCAGTCGATTTAACTGGCTTTGAGTCAATGCACTGTCAGCCTTGCTATCTAATTGGCTAGCTAAATCTTTTGGAGACGCTTGCCATGCTCGGTCAGTCGTGCCTTCATAGCAGTCCAATTCTGTGAACAACAACAACGACTGACTGCCGTCAGTTGTGCCCGTGTTATCGATTCGAATAAAACCTTCGTCGCATTCTCCAGAATTAAAAGTGAAGTGGAACTTTGAAACACTACTAGCAGATGGCGAACCGTCAAAATGTTTGATATGAACTACTTTACTAAAGGTTTTAGTTTCATTTGACTTGCGTCCGAGGAAATAGATATCTATCCCTTTTAGATTACCGCCAGCCAAAATTGAAATGTTAAGAGAATAGTTAGTATTTCGCTTAACTGGAAAACGACCAGTTGCGGATGGCGACATGGATGCCGTTTTTAGCAAAAATAATGGTTTCGAGCCATTGTAATAAAACGAGTGACTAGACACAGAAAGATTAGAGTTAGGTTGCGGTACTTCCCAATAGCCCCAGCCATCCAGATTTTCTGGAAACGCTGAGTTGCGAATGAGATTCTCACCACCTACTGATACACTGCCAGCCGTGTCGTTCCATGAATAATCAGCTGGGTTAGTGCTATTTACTTTATCGAAATTTGTGCATATACCCAAATACCGCTTAGTGCCGTTTTGTGTAAAACTGAAACCGGTTCGTCCATCGGCACTGTCTGCATAGGCAAAGTGGACGTAGGGCGTTCGACCGTCTGCTCCAGGTTTACCCGGAATCCCGTCACGGCCATCGCTCCCCTTCCACTTAGACCAGCGATAGTCTTGTGGGTTCCGACTATGCGTAGTATTGAAATCTTGGTACATGCCGATAAAAGCTTTATCAGTATCGGTCGGGCTAAAACCGCTACCGGAAACCGTGTCAGCGTAGGCTATGTGGGTATACTGTGTTTTACCATCAGCACCCTTAACACCGGGTATGCCTTGGTCACCTTTCGGACCTTGCACCCCACGCTCCCCCTGCAACCCTCTGTCACCTTTCGGACCGGTATCTCCTTTGGAACCTTGCTCACCGATTTTAGATACTGAGTAACCTGTTTCATTCGTATTATCGGTATAGCTCCAAACAGTTTTCGTCCATAGGTACTCCCCAGCCGGTACGTTAGGTACTTGGTTGCTCCAGTCGTTTGTTGGTGGAACTGTCCCAGATACACCTTTAGCGTAAGTAATTGAGGTGCTACGAATACCGACGCCGTCCTTTCCTGGAATACCATCTACACCACTGTTGCCATCTTTGGCAATATAGACTTTTTGGTAGCCAGTCTCGTTTGCATTATCGGTATAAGTCCAGATTGTCTTAGTCCAAAGCCATTGGCCTTGAACTAATTTTGGAGGTGTTTGAGACCACGTTCCCGGTGTGATGCTATCTGATGCTGAAGTTCCGTAAAGGACGCTCGTACCTTTAATCCCAACTCCGTTTTTACCAGCGATACCATCACGACCATCTCGGCCGTTTAAGCCATCAGACACACCGACAAATGTAATCTCATCGCTAGCAACTTCATTCTCTCCAACCCAAGCAGATACCGTAATTACGGTAGGTTTAGTAATCTTGCTTGCGTTTACGGTGTAAGTCAGCCCAGTTCCGACGATAGAGCCATCAATTACAAATCGATAGGTTGCATTAACTGTCTGATTCCCTCGTTTTAACGTTGGGCGTAGTGTTGACTGCCCTGCATTATTTTTAAAGATAACGCCGTTGTCTGTTGAAAACAGGATGCTGTAAGGTCTACTGTTTTCAACCATTCGTTCAAAGACGGTTCTAAGGTCTCCCGATATCCTATTTTCAAGCTCTTTGAAGTTACCAAAAGTTGTTGAGTTATTCGCTGGATTGCTAAAACTAATCTTTTGCTCGATAGCACGAGCTCTCACATCTAGCGACGGGACAAATCCCTTGTCGTGAATTGTGATAGTGTCACCGATTTCAACATCAACGAACCCGTCGACTTCGTAAGTAATAGCTGGGTAAGCGTTTTTTCGCAAATTTGCAATCCCTGCAGCACGGATAACTTTTGGATCATCACTGTCAACTTCTAAGTCTTTTCGAATCCACTTATTATCTTGAGTCGAAGCGCCAAAAGTTGAAGGGTATAAGTTGGCTGCATGAGGTGCATAGAGACAGTTTCCCTCTTGTTTGAAGATAACAATCCCTCTATCATTCTTCTCCTCCCAAGTTGGAAGACCGTCGATATAGACTCGCACTTCAGGGCCGTTTTCAGGTTGCTCTTTCGCCTTGCCGTACGGCACTATCATTGTATAAATTTCGGTTTTATCAACCTTTCTCGTCATCGATTTGATATTTTTTGCAAACGTCAAACGAATATCGCTACGAATTCGACCTACGCCAATATGCGAATCGTCCGCTTGATGGTAAACGTTCAGGACAAGCTGTTTGATAGAACTGTCGTCATTAAGTCTAGTCACAAATTCAACTTCAGCGTTAAATTTATTAGCTAAGCTCAACAACCTTGCCAGTTTCGTGTCTTGTCCTTCCCATTCAAGCGTTTTTTTCTGGTCAGAGACCTCATTGACACCGAGTGTTACCATTGCAAACTGAGGAATATCAAACGCATCGAGATATTCTGCAAACGACATAGCTTTTTCAGCCTTGTAAGCATTCGTGTACTCGTTTATCAATTCAAGATTCAAGTTCTCGCAATAACATCGCACCCATCGCTCGTTCTCTTCAACTTTCATAATATTAAACAAGTACGTCTGCCCTTTATGTTTGAATGAGATGAATGAACGCTCGTTTAGCTGGTTGTAAAGCGGTTGGTTCGCCGTATCACCTAGCAACTCCTTTTTCGAAACAGTAAACTCGAACGTACTAGATGCCGTCTCAAGGTTGCGGGTCCAAGTGTCGTCGTAGAAGTTTAACGTTTCTTGTTTTTCGTTATCGATAAAGCCAATCTTTTGTAAATTAGCATCATGAATCGTTAATAGCATTACAAATACCTTTCTTCAAATTTAACAGACACAGAGGGCTTATTCGTAACCCACCTTGAGCAGTAAACTTCAAGTTGAGACTTTCCGGGAGGAATTGTGATGAAATCAGAACCCTGTACAACATCAACGATTTTCGGAATATTATCTACAAGTACCGTGTCGTCCTCGCTGTTTATCACAACTTCTCCACCGGCACGGTATCGATTAGGAACCTTCCTGACCCCCACGACGTAGTCTTTTCGATAAATAAAATCATCCAAATACATGTGTGTAACAAGCGGTGCATTACCAACCTTGCTGAAGATGATGTGGATTTTATCTGATTTTTTTCCCTTAATTTCAGGAATGGTATACCTAGGGTAAGAACCCCACCAATAGAACTGGACGACATCGTCAAACCGTTGGATATCTGACCACCCCCTAGGCTCATTAAACGGGTTGTGTTCCTCTACGTGTGTCCCTAGGAATTGCTTTCTATCAACAAAGCGATAACCTCCCCTGCCGTCACTGGCTAGGAAGTTATATTCACAACCTAAACCACTACCACGCTTGTAGGTTTCAACCCCATATAAAAAAGCGCCACTTGCGTCTGTGACACTGATTTTCAAATAACCCATCTGATTTGCAGAGCCTAACCAAAAAATTTGTCTCCACCAGAAGTACTCATACAGAGCGCCCTTTACACCACTGGAATCTCTTGGAATATCGAATGTAACCGATGCTGTCTGGTCACTCTGCAACGCAATGTGAGGACGACCCCAAGCGTTGTCAATGTAAAGAGTGCCGTTCGGTCTGGTATCGTTGCTATCGTTTGTAATACCAACGTTTTTCAACCCTTGCGACAATCCGTTAGGGATTCTGTGCTGTCCGTTGGATGAAGCGTAATCAAACAGCACCTCTGACTGTTTGTAAGTCTCCGTATCCCCTTTTTGCCTGTCACCAAGTTCCAAAATACCACTGCTGTTAACCAATCCGATATAGCCATTCTCACTATTGTGCTTCACTGTAATTATCGGATGTGCATCAACTGATCCGTCGTTGACAAGGTCAAATACAAGCTTGTCGTTTTCTGTTTTAGGGGTTTCGAAACTTCGATATGTAGTTGAATGTGCAGCCCCGTCCGGAACCATGAATTCAATTTCAGCTTGGTCATACCAGTCTGAAACGCCTTTTAAACTAACATCTCCTTTTACTATCGCTAAATAATATCTGTCTGGTTCGTTTGGCAATCTCAATTTAACTGGCTTATCAGAATGTAGCACTCTAGCCGCTTGTTCCCTGACACGATAAAACATGCCCTTATCAACTTTAGCTGGCTCATTCGGGTCTACGAAAGCAATATCTTCAAGATGTCTTGTCGCTAAACTAACAGTAAGTTTGATCTTTTTTGCACCAAACGCAACTTGTTGAATATTGACCCCGATTTTAGGGGCTGAATCCGTCGTTATATTACGTTCATTCCCGATTTCGTGCGACACTTTTATTAATTTAAAGTAATCGTTCAAATCATATCCGTTGAATTGAAACACAGCCATTATTTAATACCTCTCATCCGTTTGTAAGTGAAATCTTTGTCTTTTTGATATGAAGTTAAATCGTCCCCAGTTGCGTATGCAAATTCTCGGCCATCTACACTCAATGAGATAGGACGTCCGATTAGTTCAGTGATAATGTCCATCGCTTGTTCAAGACGGTCCATTCTACTATCATCTCGAACTGATAAATCAACGTTGCCACGGATTAAACCGCCGCCAAAACCGTCAAACAAGTCGTTATCTTCGAAAATGTCTCTAGAATCTATTGCATACTCACTAGCCACGTCAATCATATCTTGAATAGAATCTTTGACAAATTTAACACTTCTATCGATACCTACAGCCATACCTTGGCCAATATAGATACCGACTTCGTCACGGAACAATCGTGATGGTGAATGGATTCTAGCTTTTGCTTGAGCTGCACGCTCCGCTTGAGCCACGAGAGCATTGGCAGCAGCCGTTACTGCACCGAGAGCAGACATCATACCAGCAGCCAAACCTTGACCAATCATTGCTCCTGCTGCTCGCATAGCACCTACACCAGCCATAGCGCGGGCTTGTGCCGAATTAACTAGTGCACCCATTGCAGAAGATACAGCGCCAATTGCCGATTGGATTCCTTGAGCAATAGCTTGTCCAGTTTGTTGACCTGCTTGCTGTCCCATCTGAACCATTCGCTGACCATTCGACTGAACAGCTTGCGCCATTCTTTGCATCGCTGATTGCACTTGTGCGGCCGCATTGTTCATCGCTATACCAATCAATGGCGCTAACGTTCCAATTTGCATAATAGCACTTGTGGCCATTGTGGCACTTGATGCAACCAAGCTAAATTGTGTTGGAATTAGGGCAATTGAAGCTGTCAATTGCATAACACTCGCAATTACCATGGTAAATTGACTACTAATCAGTGCCACTGTAGCACCAACAACAGTGAGACTTGCATTCATTGCAGTGAATTGTGTAGTCACTGCTTGAATAGATGTCCCAACCATTGTTAATTGGCTATTGAGCATAGACAAAATTGTCCCAAGTGCTGTGAATTGTGCCCCAAACATTGTCACACCCGAAGTAGCAACTAATAGTTGACTGTTGATCGTAGACAATGCAGTTGTGAAGACCGTAAATTGGCTATTAAGCATAGTCAATAAAGTGCCAATCGTGGTAAATTGAGTACCAATAAGCGTTAAGCTAGTACCTAACATAGTGGCGCTAGTGCCCATAATAGTCATGGTAGTAGATGCCGTTGTTAGTTGAGCAGCTAACATGGTCAAGTTAGTTGTCAACATGGTCATACTACTACCAATCGATGTCATACCTGCTGTCAGTGTCATTGCCACTGTGCTAAACTGTGTCAATCCAGTAGCAGCTTGCATCAACGCTGGTGCAAGTGTCATGATTTGCGTTCTGAAAGCTGTGATAGGTCCAACAATCGCACTCAGACCACTAAGCGATTGACTAGCTTGACTAGAGAACGTACTGAACGCCGTTCCTGCTGTAGTAAGTAGTGACTGTAGGTTAGTGAATGACGACTGAATGCTTGTAATCGTGGTAGAGAATGATGTCAATCCAGATACAGCACTAGATGCTGAACTAGATACCTTGCTCATACCATTACCAAGTTGAGTCATACCAGTACCAGCTTGAGCAAGTCCCGCTGAGTTGTTACCAATCGACCCTACTCCTTTGGCAACTGCCGCAAGAGACGCAGCCATGTCACCTAAATTAGTGTTGGTAATCTTAACGACACCGTTAGCAAGCTGATTGAATCCAGACCCTGCTTTCTGAGCAGCGGTACCGATTGAGTTGAACACATTAGCTAGGCTATTCAATACGCTACTAATCGCACTACCGGCGGATGTAATAACGCTTGAAATACCTTCAAACGCTGACTTGATACCGTTTCCGATACCTTGAGCCGCTATGCTGATTGATGTCCCGACTGATTGGACTACACTAGCAATTCCTTGCAATGCAGCACCGATGGCGCTACCAGTAGCACTAATGATACTTGCCACACCACCAAGAGCCGTACTAATAGCCGTACCGATACCCATAGCGGCGGTAGCGATTGCCATTCCTGCTGCTGACACAACCGATGCAATGCCACTAAATGCAGCACTAATCACACCGCCGATTGCCGTGATGATAGGCACAATCTGTGTTATGGCTGTAACAATAGCCGAAATGATTTGGCTGATTATAGGCGCTAACGTTTGAACAACGGTAACGATGGCAGAAATCACTTGACTTATTACCGGAGCCATAGTCTGAACGACTGTCACGATTCCTTGAATCAAGGTCATAATGACTGGTGCCGTTGCTTGAATGGCTTGGACAATCACTTGTAAAACCATTGCAATTTGTGGTCCAAATTGCCCGACTACTTGAGCAACTTGGACAATACAATCCGAAATTACCGGAGCGATTGCCACAATAGCGTTAGCAATGATTTGAGCTACTGCCGTGATTGTGTCGCTAATTATTTGGACAATCGGAGTAAGTGCTCCAACGACTCCGCTGATTGCATTTCCCAGAGCGGTAACCCAATTAGTTAAGGCGTTAATTACGGTTGGTAATACACCTAGAATGGATGTCAACGCTGCACCGAAGGCCGTAATGAATGGTGCTGCATTTCCTAGAGCAGTTCCAGCTGCTTCAACTAGTGGTGCTAACTTGGCAAGCCCAGGCGCAGCTTCTCCGACTGCCTTAATGACGATACTGAACGCAGTACCAAAGGCTTTAATGATAGTTCCTGCTGCCTTACCAATTCCTTGGACAACTGTACTGAACGCTGAACCGATAGAGCCAATGATTTGTGAAACTCCACTAGCGTGGCTTGCTAGTAGTGAGAATGAAGCCACAATCAATGCAATCCCTGCACCGATTCCGACTGCTGCAATAGCAATACCAGTAGCAAACGAAAGTATTTGAGCTGAACTTAGGCCTTTGAGTCCTTGCAGTGCAAGTTTCACCCCTTGACCAAAACCTTTGTAAGTTTCAGCAATACCTTTGAAGACAGCTGTCATGATTCCTTTGATTGCATTACCAGACGATTTAATGACGTTTGACATCCCACTAAATAGCTGAGTGATGGTTGATTTAGAACGTCTAGCGCTGTTAGCGGCTTGCTCTGTTCCTTCTGCTGCATCCTCCCCAAACTTCTTGAAAGGATTTAGACTCTTTATGAAGTCCAATCCTTTCAAAGCAACACCTACCGCTGAAATCCCAGCCTTTGCAGTCATAAACCCTGCTATCATTGCCAGAATGCCGCTTGTAATGCCGTTAAGCAGGCCTTTTGGAATGCTGCTGATGAATTTGGCTACTGCCGATACTGCTTGCGATATCCATTTGGCCAGTGTTCCAAACGCTGTTCCTAACGCTGAGATAATCGTTTGCATTTCTGAGCTACTGAACACATCAGCAATTGATGAGCCAATCTTCTTAACGGCACCCCAGACGTCTTCTAACGCTGAGCTGAACGCCTTGAATGCTCCAGTATCAGCAAACGAGCTGACATAATTCTTAACCGAGGTTGTGGCAATCGTTAAGGCTTTTGACAGCCCACTAACAATGTCGCCAATTCCAGAGCCTAGTCCTTGGAATATACCCTTGAAATCTATGGCTTTTAGCGCTGCTTTGGCTTGAGCAGAAACATATTTAAACGTATCTGCTAAACCCTTGATAGCCCCCGTGTTGCTAAATCCCTTCCAAAACGATTGGACGGTTTGAGTAACTCCTTTTACAGCTTGGTCAATTGCTTTATCAAGTCCGTTTGCGAACTTCTGAATCGATTGTCCATCAATTTTACCAAGAGCATCAATGATGCCCTCGATTCCTCTGATGGCTTTGTCGCTTATTTTTTCAAAAACTGGCTGCAATTTCGTAGAGACCGTTTCATACAGTCCCCCGACAGCCTCATCCACTGACTTATATCTAGTGGCCAAGCTCTGCATGGAATCACCAGCACGTTTAAAAGCTTCTGCAAAGTCTTCAGTCTTGATTTCGCCGTTTTGAATTTTGCTTACAAGGTCATCAAGAGACATTCCCATCTCTCTAGCGACAGCAGCCATCCCCGCCGGTGATTGTTCCATCATCAGCCTGAAATCTTGCCATTGAATCTTAGGCTTAGTCATTGCTTGAACCATTTGTTGACTCAATGTTTTCATTGCCTGTTTGGGGTTTTCAGCAGAAGCGGCAAGACCACCCATGGCTTTTACCAAATCCCCAGCATCGCTACGACCAATTGCAGCCATTTGTGAGAATGTAGTACCCATGTCGGATGCCGAATAGATGGTTTGTGTTGCATAATCTTGCATAGACTTTTTAGCCGACGCAATTTCTGCTTGCCCCCAACCTAGCTGGCTTAAGCTCCCGTCAAATGTTTTCCAAGCTTTCGTCGAATTGTTAAGCTCGGTCATCATACCACCGATACCGCTGGTTATAGCTCCGATACCCTTGGTGATACCAGCACTAACAAGGTTAGCGCCGAGTACACTTTTGAACATCGAACCTAGACCTTTACTACTTTTACCAAGTGATTCAGCTTGCTTTTGAGCGTTTTTCAGGGCGCTAGATAAGCCGTTATCTTGCGCTGACAATATTGCCCTCACGTTGAATGTTTTATCAGCCATCTAGCAACCCCTCCTCTCTTTTGAATGCTAAATTTCGTCTAGCTATCTGGATAAGATGCCTATTGTCTTTTTCATGATCCCCGAGAAGTTCTTTTTCACGACGCTCTTCATCATAAAAATCTTTAAATTCCTTGAAGACATACTTCTTACCGCCCTTGCTCGTAGCTTTGACACTGCGATTCAAGAAGGCTTGTAAATAAAGTTTCTTCTCTTCTTGGATAAATCTTTTTGCATAAGCTTTTTGATATAACCTCAACTCATTCAGCGTCATCCGTCTAGCTTCTAGAAGTGTCGTCTCATACCTAGCCATGCAATCCGTGATTAAATCTTCGTAGGTCTCCCTTGAGTTCTTGACGTTTTCTAGGCTTCTTCTTGGGCGTCCAACATTCGTTTGGCTGTCTCTCGTGTCAATGGTTGCTTCTGCAATGCTGATAAAAAATCCTCGAACAAGTTATCCAATCGCCCATTTTCAGCCTCACTTTCAACGAAGCGTTCAATTCCTTCTACAGATGGTTTTTGACGTTCTGTAGAAGTTCCCGCTTGAATGAGATCTAGCAAAACAAGCGGATTTTTTTGCTGCAAGTCAACCACTGCATGCTGTACGCCAAAGCCGAATGCTACACCGTTTTGACTGATTGAATAGCGCTCATCGAGCACTCGCAAGAAGTCAAAGCCAAAATTCAAAGTATAGTCTTTATCATTAATTGTGATAGTATTCATGTTTTAATTTCCTTTCAAAAAATAAAAAGCGAGGGAAACCCTCGCTAACTGTTTTAATTATCAACGTCCAGTAATAGCGGTAGTGTCTTGGAATGTATATTGAATCTCTCTGATTTGCTCATCAGACAGAGTTGCTTCACCAGCCTGTGGTTTACCTTCCACGGACATTTCAGATTCAATTTCTACGAGCTCTTCAACATTCGCTGGGACTTCCCATGAAGACAAGCGACCGATGGCATAGAGCGCACCATATTTTCCATTTGTTTTTTTGTCAGTTAGATCAATTTCCCAAACTTCGACCTTGTATCCATCAACTACCGACTGTTTCAACATTTCATTGACTTCATCCTTGGTCCCGATTGCGTTGATTGACAAGGTTGTTTCCAAACCTCCGTCGGCAACAACCGCACCGTCTTTGGTTTTAGTTGTGTCAGCATCACGGGAGTATTCCCACTTATGTTCTGTTTGCAGTGCCAATTTTGCCGCTGCTTTCGTGTCCCCGAATTTTCGGAACATCAAGATTTTATTTTTACCTAGCTGTGCTTCTTTAACATTTGTATCAGCCATGCTTTCCCTCCTTAGTAAAATTTGTAAAATAAATAAACAATGAAGTGATAAAGCTCTTCATCGGTGCTATTATCACGGTTAGAATCAATTGACGACTCATTGACTTCTGCCGAAAAGTGCAGACCATCGATATCCTTGATAGCAAAATAGCTGGACAATAACTGTCCAGCTATATCAGATAACTGCTTACGGTCGTCTACTCTCCCCCAAACGTGGACGGTTGACGACAAGCGACCTATCAAGCGTGATTTTGTAGCTCTGGGTAATGTTTGGATTTCGCCCATGACCACAAATGGATAAGATGCGCTGTCTGGCGGAAGGTAAGAGTAAGTGGTAAAACCGAGTTCCTCACTAATTCGAAAGAGTTCGTCATGTAGCAATTGGTCTGGTTGTTTCATATCTACTCCCATTTAGCTAATTCCTCGACCATTCCAGGGACGGTCGCTTCTAGTGCGGGAGCCATGAAAGGCTGTGCCGACATCTTCCGAGTGCCTACTTCAAGGTACCCAGAATATTTTGTGTGAGCGGTCACAACGGCCTTGTCCCCCCCTGCTTCAAGAGTAATCGAGCGACGTGTTGCGCCAGTGGTATATTTACCACCGAACTGCGCCTTGCTAACTGCATTATCTTTTAGTTTACTGCCGTACTTCTTCAGAACTCGTTGCCGACGTTCTGGATTGGCATTTTTCAACAAAGATTGGCTCATTTCATCTAGCCCATAAAACGTAAGTGTAGCCATATTATTTCACCGCCTTATTGACGTACAACACACTTCTTCCAGCTAGATATCCTCTAGCGGTTACTGGAATGTACTTACTACCACGATATTCAACGGAAGTTACGGATACTGTCATAGGGCTTCTGAAACGAACAACCAAACTCGTAGCATTTAGCACCTCTCCTAGCTTAGATTGAAGGTCTAAACTTGCACCAGTCACGTTACACTTAACTTCTTTGGACCATTCTTTCCCTCCGACCATGCGACCGAGGGTAGGATCGTATCGTTTCGGTGTCTTATCGTTTTGATATTTGAGTATCACTGTATCTGTGTACCTCATAGAAACAACACGCTCCCTTCCTTCGACTGTCCAGAGGTCCCAAATGTCCGTTGAAGCATATCGTCATACGGTTTAAATTCATTCTCGTTGTCGTAATAAGACATTGAATGACCGTCCACCGTCTCAGCTTTAGCACCTTCAGCCCCTCGACGATTGAAGCGTTTAATAACGCAATCCTCGAAGATAAAAGAAAAACCATCGTCAATATTGACAACGGCATATTCTGCTTTAAAATGATTGATTACCCTGTTTAGCAATACTCTTAAGAGGTCAATGCTATCGTCGTCATCTTTTGAAATCTCGAGGTCCAGCATGACGTTGCCTAGGACCTTTTTTTGATCTAGTTCAGCCATGCTAGGCCTCCTCAATCTTCAGTGCTATCTGTTGTTTTTTTGCGACTTGTTTTTTGCGACTCTTCTTCAGCTTCAACCTCAAGAAAACCTGCTTCAGCAAGTTCTTCGACACGTTCGCCGTTATAGTCGTTGCCGGCATAGTAAATAATGCCGTCAGTCTTATCCTGAAACGCTTTTAAAACTTTAGTCATAGCTACCTCCTACCAAAATCAAGCTACTGGGATAACAGTAAGCATATAACAGTCATCCAAACGTTCAAACGAAGGTAACGCAATCATTGATACCTTAGTTTGGACATTAACTGGGTCAGTTGTTTTAGTGGTTGTAATCGCAATACCTTGGTCAACCACTTCAACTTGTGCTCCCGGAGTGTCTCCAGACTGCAAATCTGACTCTTCTGGCGTTGTACCGAAAACGGTAGAACCCAATGAACCATTTGGCGCCAAAGTCAAATGACCGTCTGGATAGAATTTGCTAATCTCTCCTTTGTCATTTCGGTAAGTGCCATTTTCCAAAAGAACTGTCACGCCGTAATTATCTAAAATGTACGCTTCAACCTCGGCTTTGGTCACTGTTGTTCCCGAAGCTGCAAGAGGCTTGATGATTTTGACTGTAGATTCTGATTTACGAATCAAGCTAAATGTTTTAGCGTTCATAATAGCAATTTCTGGCATCAAGCCAAGACTTTGAGCTGTTTCGATTGCTTCTTCAAGGTCTGCAAGAGGTGTTGCTGTTGCTTGCGTCCAGTCTTTTGCAACGGTCTTCTTGTGGTCATCTTTAACGCCATAGTCAATATCGACGTTTTTTCCTTCATTGACAAATGCAATCTTACCAGTTGCGAGAACTTGCATACGCATTGATTCCAAACGAGCACGAGCACCTTGGATAAGTGTCATTTCGTCATTAAAAATGCCTTGTGTGACAGTCTCAATCAAACCAGTGTTGTTAGAACCAGCGATTAGATTAAGTTGTTGACGGTCAGCTTCTTTAACCAACATAGCTTCTTTGAAGAATGGCATTTGTTCGTCATGGATTTCAGCACCCACACGCTCACGAATAGTGACATTGGTGTCGAATGCTGCTGGCTTCAATACAACCGCACGTCCTGAAGAACCCTTGATGTAAGACAATTTAGTGCCAAGTTGTTTGCGTGCAGGGAAAAAGCGTTCCCCGAGCGTAGAATCCACATTTAATTGCGATGTGTTGAAATATCCAGCGATATTAGATGCTGTCACTGTGTCATAAATAAGACCCATTAAGCATTACCTCCTTTTCCTGCAATAAATTTAACGAGTGGCAACGCTGTTTTAATAGTGTCGTCGACTGTACCACCGTTTACTGCTTCTTTCCAAACTTCGCCAGCGTACAAAACAGATACCGTTTTATCAACAGACAAATCTGCATCGTATAGAACGATTCCTTCTGGCGCTGTCTTGTTTTCCTCTACTGGCTTAGAGCGGTCATCGAAAATTGACCCACCTTTACCAGCTACCAAAGTACCGGCTTTGATATACTTCTTACCGTCTACGTCAACCCCGGCAAAGCTTTTATCAACTGTGGCAGTGACAGCTTTGTAAGGCAAAGAACGCAGAATGTTACTTGTGTCAAATACTTTTTTTACTGACATAAAACTTCCTTTCTGATTTTCGGCTAGATAATCTTACCAGACGAACGAACAGCCTTTTGAGCCAAACGTGAACCGTAATTGTCTGTATTAGAGATACCATTCACTGATGCTTGAGGTGCATTTTGTCGAATAGTTTTCTTGACTTCCTCAGCGACTGCATTATTAAATACTGTTTCAAACTCAGTCACTGCTTTAAGCGCATTCTCGGCGTTGCCAGCCATTGCGAACGTCTCAGCTAATGCGCTAGGCAAGCCTTTAGCTACCAAATCTTTTTCAACAGCAACGACAAGTTTTTCATGCTCGAACGCAGCACGTTCCTTCTCAAAACTCTTTTGCTGGTCCTCGAACTCTTTTTTAGCTCTATCCTGAGCTGATAGATTGGCATAATCTTTCTCTTTCTGCAACGCATCGGCTACTGCTTGAGCTGTACGCTCTTGTTCACCCTTGTCTCTGTTACTCAAAGCAGTCTGTACTGCTTTGTTAATCATGCTATCTAATTCAGATTGAGAACCAGGCGCCTTAAAGTCGCTCGCAGGGGTTGGGTTGTTCCCTTGTCCTTGGTCTTGGCGACTCTCTTGTTGCCCGTTAATCTCGATAGTGTTATCTTGTTCCATAGTTTCCTCCTACCTAGTCTCGTAAAGCAACACCCCTTCTAAGCCACGATAAGGCTAGCTACACCTTTCTAGTCTTGCCTAGGGTGCCTTATCTACAAGCCACGCTAGTATTGTTTATTTAGGGCTTAAATTAGCCCTATGCGCTGACGAGGTATCGAACCCCAAAGCCCCTTGGCTAGCACGGCTATCAGCGCATAAGAAAAAGCCGTATTGCTACGACTTTTTTTATTTATTTCACGGCAATTAAGTGAGTTTCACATTTCTCACTCTCCATTCTTTTCAAAAATAAAGCACCTGCAATACAGATGCTTTATTTATAATAAAAAGTTAGTACGCAAAATCTAATTTGGGTTTTATCTCCTGGAACAAATCTAAGACATCTTGCGGAGTATCTTCTTTGAAAATAAATTGCTTCTTGCCTGAAATAGTTTTATCGCCAATAATCCACTTTCGGATATTTTTTGAAAACACTAATACTTCTTTGCTAGGTCTTGACATCATTTCCATTTGAACACCTCCTTAATTTTATTAATCAGTAACGGATCAACATTGTCTTCCGAAGTCATAGCTTCCGCTATAACTTCGTTATACTTTCCGCTAATACCGGAAATATCCGCATACTCACTAATTCTGGTTAAATAGTTGTAATCAACAGCCACTTGAGACTTGATAAACGAGATAATCGCCGAATCCAACTCGACCTTGGCTTGTTCAACTCCATTATATCTCTTTTTGTTATGATTGTAAAATTCACGGGCACTATCCCAATGCCTCTTATGTGTCAGTTCGTGTACCAATACACCTTTTATATCCCTAGCCGCAAAGTAATTATCAAGTAATATATCAGCCACGGAATCTGCCGAGTGTAATGAATCGCTGATAAATAAAGTATCCTGCCTGTAATCATAGCCCGCAAAACCAGCCAAACGAGATTTCTTCACAAAAACCATTTTAGGTTTAGATAGATTTGGCAATTCATCCAGAGCTTTAGCGACATTCGTCATGGTGTCTCGAATTTTCTTAGTTGAATCCTGAGCCCAAAAATCATAATCAACGCCACTCACCTTTTTAGCCCTTACTCGAATATCATCGCCAACTACAAACTGTCGGCTTTTCGCCATTAAATCCATACTACCCATATTTTTATCATACACCCTGTCGCTAGTTTTTGCAACTTCCTCTACATACACCTCAGCCACTGCACAACGGCAGTACGGATGCATAGGCGGAGCGTTTAGCCCACTCTCCATCTTATCAATTGGAACAGGTTCCCTCTCGGTATCACGGCCAACTTGTTTGCAATAATCGCAAGCCCTCGATTCTGGCATGAGTTTGAAATACTCAAAACCATTTTCTTTCATGATGTCTTGTTGGGCTAACGTTTGGACTCTGGCATGTTCCGTGATAGCCAATCGTTCAGCGTCAGTGCGAGAGACATCCATGTATTTGCGGATTCTCTGAGCGATGGTTATGCCATTCTCTCCTCGAATAAGAGCTCTGGTTACTTCAGTCTTAACCAATTTGCGCAACTGTTCCTGTCTCTTCCAGATACGCTCTGACCATTTAGCACCTTCAAAATTTGCGTTGACAGCTGTTGTCATATACTTTTCAAGTATTTTTCCACTAGGTACCGTCTGATCAAGTAGGCTCCCTCTTGCAATTTCGCTCTTATACCCATTCGTCAGATAATCATTGGTCAATTGGCGTTCGCCCTCATACAAAACTAACAGCTCGAGTTCTAATTCTTGAATAAGCAACTCTTGACGGCCGACAGACATAGAAAAATTGTAGTCTCGAAGCTCCTTGTTCGCCTCTGGACTGAAATCTTTGTCAGCTACATACTGTTTGGCTTTAGTTTCAAAAGCCTTAACATCAAAACTGTCTGCCTTGCGTTTGGCATCACTAGCGGTTAATCCGTTTTTGTCAGCGAAATTTTGGATATAACTATCTAATTCTTTGCGAAGCTGTGAAAGTTGCAAATTATATAGTGCTTCAAGCTCTTTCTTAAACTCAGCCTCACCTTTTTTGTTGCTTGCTTCTCGCTCTTTTTGAGCACGTTCTGACCAATACGTCATTCATCAGACCTCACATAATCGTTCGTATGCGTTCCTTTTACCTCGTTGGCATATTTGCCCACTTGCCCACTAAATTCGCTAGAATACCCCTTAAAATCGATTTTAGACACCTCTTTATCCACTCTGTTGAGTTCCTCGGTTGGGTTCTCTACCAATCCAGATAAACTTAGAGCAGTTTCTTGAGACACTTGACCACCAAGCCCTGTCAAAATAGATACTTGCTCAGATAGCGACTTCGGAAGATTTGGTGTGAATGTTATTTTCAAGAAGTTTTCGTCAAACTCTTTGAATTCTTTGACCAACTCACCTACACGGCTAGCCAAACGATATCGACGCTTCAACCCCTTTGTAAATTGCGATTGAGTCTCAATACGGTCTTGGTCAAGCCCGAACAATTTGTACTTCATTGCTTCGCCAGACGTGTTGCCTGAAAAATTTTCGTCAGCCATATCAGGTGTGTTGGTGAAAGTATGAATATCTTTATCCAGCCTAGTCTTATACGCTTCAACACCAGACACGTCATAAGACTTAGTTAGATATTCAGCCTTAACCGTTCCTTCTTTACCGTCTGCAGTCTTCGGTGGAACCAATTGCATTAAGCGTTTAGCTTTCATGTCTTCAGGTTTCATATTCGCAGGCAAACGCATATCGCCATAGATAGCAAGGATAGCATCAGCCATATCAGACATGTGATTAGCAGTATCAGATTCGGCTGAATCGTATAAGTCAATTAAATAAAGCTCGGTTTCATAATCACCAATCCCATCAATATTGTTCAAATATTCCGTAATTGGAACAGTACCAAATGCGTGAGCAGTGGCAGAAATCTCTTTTAGATCTTCCGAGTAATCCAAGACGTGAATATTTGATGAGGTATATACTTCAACAGTTTGATGTGCATTAGAGAACATATCAGCCTTGTAGTACCTAACTGCTACTAATGAATTGTCTTCTAGCGAATGGTCATAAATGACAAATGTATTGAGAGGACTTAATTGCTTAATTCGTGTCTGGTCGTCCTCGCTTCGATAAATCAGTTCATAAGCACGCCCGACTTGCGACAGGTCACGAATTAGATTACGGTTCAGCGTATCGATGTCATTGTTTCGTCCAATTTCCTTGATAGCTTCGTTGTTTTGCGAACCACTAACACTATCGTCATACTCGACACGAATAGGATTGCCAGCTAGGTATCCCGTCTTAAATTTACTAATCATGCGACCGTAATTGTGGACGGCACGCTTGTCAGACATCTCTTTATCTCTGCGTCTTCCAGCTTTCAAAACGTTATGATTGTCCCCTTTTGCATAATCAAACAATTCTTGAATTCTTGGGCACTGGCGCAACTTGTGATGATTAATGAAGTTCTTGAGCAATGCCCAGTTATCTTTTTTTAAATCATCAACGCTTTTAGCGCGATATTTCGTGCGCGACTCTTGATGGAATCGCAGATTCAAAACATGCGATTGTCCAGTGCTGTCGACAAATGCTGTCTGTTCCATTTTTTCCTCCTTCAACTAAACATATCTATCAAATCGTCATAGCTTGCTCGCTCTGTACTATTAACAACATAATCTGAGTAGAGCGCATACCTAACACCATCCAGCACGTCATCAAATTCTTTTAACGGCTCATCTTTCGTGCTGTTTTCTTTCCACCGGTACTGAAAAATTTCATCAAAAAAACGGGGCACGAAGTCCCGTTTAACGTATAACCTTTGTTCTTTGAACAATTTAGCGATAAGTTCGATACCAGCAATCACTGACTTATTAGCATTACCGATATCAAAACCTTCATTTTCAAAGCGTGCTACGTGCTCTGGACGGGCACTATCAGCATATAAAGGGATATTACCGTAAATATCAGTTAGTTTCCTAGCTTGTTCTACCCACCAGTCAATTTCTTTGAATTGTGAAGCCACCCCATCGACAAGGTAGTAGTTGTTATCCACGCCTTCACCAACAATCACGATAGATCCGTAGTGGGTATACCCCCAGTCGACTCCAGCGAAGTAACGTCTCATGTCTGGCAATTCATCGACTACGTGTATCTTGCTGTCATAATCAGCATAGATAGCGCCCTCTGCCACCGTCCAAAGCCCTAGGATGTCTCTATCGTAGAATTTTCCCTTGGGGGTTGCTGCCTTAATAGAGTCTATGTAGCGCTTTGATAAAAAGGTGTTATCATCTAGTTTGAAACTGAAATCTATAATCTTGCCATCGTTTTTGCCAATATAGTCTCGATTCAGCCAATGGTTAGGATTGTCTGGGTTACTGTCCCACACAACACGAGCACCCTCACCGGAACAGCGTGAGATGATTTCTTTGAAAACAATTTCGTTTGCTAGCGATGCCTCGTTTACATAAGCTCCAAACGCCGTGAAACCACGGGCACGCTTGAGTCCGGATATAGAGCCAGTGTATACTTGCACGACTTTTACACCACAAAACACGAAAGACCCATGCTTATCGTATTTGGGCTCAAAGCCGTATTTGTTGTAAAGCTCTTGCAACACGTTATTCTGTATCGACGTTGACGATGTACCCGCTAAGATATAGATAGGCTCATCCACACCAAGACGGTCAGCAATTTTTCTGACACGACTTAACTCGGTTACAAACGTATCGTTATTAACCACTGTCTTCCCAGCACGCTTGGCACCGTGAAGACCACAGATAAACCAATCATGATTCCAAATGTAGTTCAACACATCCAACTGTCGCTTGGTATAGAGCTTACTCAAGTCCATCGCTTACAGCTCCTTTGATGATATCGAGGAAACCAGCGATTTTCTCATCTTGTCCTCCATCGCCACCGATTTGAGATTTAAGTTTCTCAATCTCAAGTTGTAATTTCTCAGCTTGTTTCGCAGTCGGATAGCGTTTCAAGATTTCAGTAATCGCCTTGATGACGGTGTTGTTGTCAGCCTTCTTCATCAGCCTTTCAACTTCACCAGTCAATGGGTTCATCATCAAGACTTCTTCGTCTCGTTTCCCTCTAGCAATGTCGGATAGGATGGACAAGGCTTCTTTTGCATCCATGATATTCTCATCGTGCATTTTCTCGATTTCGGCAGTGATAAAGCGTTTAATCTCAACATTTCTCAACAGTCTTTCACTCTGTGAGCTTGCTGTCCTTTCGCTATACCCAGCATTAATCGCTGCTTGTGTGCCATTCCCTAGTTTGATATATTCACTAGCAAATAGTTTTTGTCGTTGATTTAGCCCAATATGTCCACCTCCTTCACTGCTAGAATTTTTGTGCATAAAAAAGACAACCCACAAAATGAGCTGTCTAGCTATAATTATCAATACTAATATTATATCGCTAATAAACGTTCAAACTCTAACATTTATCAAGTGTTTTCTTCGCAATAATCTCCCAGAAATACCAGACATTCTCCGTTGCGGTAATTCTCCGCAAACTCCAAGATTGCCTGTTCTCTCATTCGATAATATTCGCTTTCTGAATACCCAAGGTCCATATAGACTTCAATATTGTATTGCTTTCTGTTTCTGCAATAACACTCTATCAATATCTGACTGTAATGTCTATCTGATAATGCGTTGATAGCTCTGACGATAGCTTGTAAGTCTTGCTCAGCGGCCACCTTGCGTGTTACCACGCTTTCGGTCTGACTATGGACCATTCCATCGAATGATTTGGGTTCTAACGAGAATGAAGCTGTCACTTTAGGGGCGTATTCCAAGCCCGCTATCCGTGTTAGCATACGATACCTTCTTAGTACCTTTATAGCTTTGTTTTTGGTTGCGGTTTTATCTACTTCCGCAAATAGATTGATACTTGCCATGGCACCCCTCTTGTATGATATAATAGTTGTATCGTGTTTCAAAGAGTGCCGGCCAATGTGTCGGTCTTTTTTTATACAAGAATAAGAAAGATTAGGCTACCACCTCCCATACGTTATATTTAGCCCTGCCACCAGCTATGCAAGGCTAGGGTAACAAAATAAAAAAGGTTCCTCGATTCTAATTTTTTATTTGCTGGCAATGACTTATAGCGGATTCGAACCGCTACAAGCCCATGGCAAGCGCTGTATATAGCGCACGTTTGACACTGGTTTTATTGCGTCCCAACTCCCCTTGTGTCCGATATTCAAGGGTGATACGGTCAACTTCGTCATCCAAGCTCTCTGGCCACTCGTAATGATTGAATACATACTTAGCTATTTCACTGAATAACTCTCTGGATAACAATCCTTCTAGCTGAACCACCTTGCGAGGTGTCAAATTAACATGTTCTGCATAGAGTACATTGATAGCACTGTAGATGTTCTTAGCTTCCTTCTTCGAGCAACCCTTAATTTCCATGATATGTGCCACGATACTGTTTGGATAAGTAGCTCTTAACTCATCTATTTCCTTGCGATACCGTTGAAATAGCCCCTCGGTAAGCCCTGCATTTATCTTATCGACAGCTGGGCGACCTGTGCTAGGTTTGCCAGTATAGTGTTCTGACAGATAAGCTTGCAAGTCGTTTATCAGATCATTCGAGAGAAACCCTTTTAGTTCATTAGTAGTATCAGGCGATAGTCCCGAGCGTTCTTTAACCGCATTGTCGAATCTCTGAAAATATTTCCTAGCTTGACGGCGGTCACACTTTTTTACATCTTGGATGTGCTTGGTGAGCGTTCTATCATGCTCCGATTTTAGCTTGTTAAATTCGTCGACTAACCGTTGATGTAGCTCTGGTGTCAGTCCAGCATATTGATATTTAGTCATGACTCACCTCTGCCAGCTCCGGATGTTCCCATATATTTCCGATGATTGCAAATTCCACTGAATCTCCCTCTAGCAACTCTATCATCGGGACATCTTCGTTATCTTCAAAAGCATGGAACATTAAAATGCCTATCTTTCTATTTTGGAAAACTTTTGCAGTTATTGTCGTTTCAATGCCTTCCAAATTTATAGCAATAATATCCCCCTCAAAGATTCCTTTGCCATTCTTGTCTTTGAGGCCTGTTGATTGCATTAAAACGACAGCATCAAAATCGTAGGTATATATATCCCTTTCAACCGGCAATCCATCTTCAAAATAGATTTTATGCGTGACTATTTCTTCGTTCTCGTAATCAACAGCAAGAATGTCTTCTGAAAGAATCAAACGTTTTTTTTGCTTTGACCACGCTCTAAATCTTGGAATCATTGCCCTCTCTCCTTCAAATAGCTAGGGATATCATCCCCAACATTTACGCTGTCATACTGTTCCTTGCTGACAAGGAATTTACCGTAAGCCCCACAATCAATAGTGTAGAGCTTGCCGACCATTGTTTTTCCAGTTACCTTGCCGTGTAGTTCCACCGCATTATCTGCTTTGTGGATAAGTACCATATCAATCGGTCGGTTGACTACCCAGACCACTGTACCAATGTTAATCGCCAGCGATAGCACTAGCAGAATCGTCGCTACTATTAGCTGATTCTCTCGTTTTCGTTTCATAGATACCTCGCTATTTCCTTGATAACATTGACGGTCACACTATTTCCTGCCTGCTTATAGAGTTGACTGTTACTGTTTACCTCTTGAGCCTTGTCAAAAGCCCAATCTGGGAAGCCTTGCAATCTCCAGCATTCACGAGGTGTTAGTTTTCGTACCTTACCGTCAATAGAGATTTTGGGTTCTCTTTGTCCACCTTGCATCGTATTTAAACAAGGTGCTAATCCAGCTGGACTATAAACCCTCCCACATTGAGGGTTCCCACCGAAACTTTCAGTTTTTTTGATATTTCCTAGTTGGATAATTGATTTATCTGATCTTGTTTTAATGATAGGAAAAACTTTTCGTCCACGTTCTCCTCTAAGATGTCCGACAATATAGACCCGCTCTCTATTTTGCGGCACTCCGAAATCTTTGCTGTTAAGCACTTGCCATCCGACGTCATACCCCAATTCAACCAACGATCCGATGATTGTCTCAAAGGTATTCCCTTTATTGTGGTTAATAATCCCTTTGACGTTTTCAAGGAATAGATACTTAGGTTTGAGAACGGAAGCAAATCTTGCGATTTCAAAGAAGAGAGTTCCGTTTGTATCTTCGAAACCTCTTCTTGCCCCAGCAACGCTGAAAGGCTGGCACGGAAACCCTGCGCAGATAACATCGACTTGTCCGATTGCTTTGATTTCTTTTTTTGTGATTCCTGTCGCATCATGTAGTTCTATTTCTCCTTTAGTATCATGAATTGCTTTATAACTAGCTCTAGCAAATTTGTCGATTTCGCAGAATGCCACACACTCATGCCCTGCAGATTCCATTCCTAGTCTAAATCCGCCAATTCCTGCGAATAGATCAATGAATTTCATTTTCTAACCCTCTCTTTGACAAAATTGTCATCAATCATTACTCCTTGTCTATCTTTAATGTCGTTATAAGCTATTGTGAGGCACTCCTCTACGTCGTAGCCAAGCTGCAAGCATAAAACTACTAGCGTTACGATAGAATCGCCTATGGCATCTTTTAGCGACCATTCTGGGTCTGCAAAGTCAGACGGTCTCAGAAATACGTCTCTGATTTCCCCGACTTCCTCAGTCACTTTCATCCATTGAGTTTTGGGATTACCTTTGTCCAGTCCATGACTAATAGCCCACTCGTTGATTTTATCGATAAGCGCTGGGATGCCGTCCTTTGTTGGTGTATCAAGTCCTAGCAGATAGCCAACACTGACACCGAAATACTCAGCTAGCTTTTTGGCTTTACCCATGCTGATTTGACTGGTTCCGTGTTCCCAACTTAAAACAGTCGGTTTTGGCACTCCTATTTTTTCAGCTACCTCGACGATGGTTAAATTTTTTTGTTTTCGTAGATTTCTAAGATTATTCATTGTGCTTCCTCATGTTTAAATAATCTCTAAAACTTTGAAATTTGTTATATTCAGATAATGTTTTTTTCAAGCGATTCCTCCACTAGAACTGATAAACTTTTGTAATTTCCGTACTCTTTTAAAGCTAAGATGTGGATGAATAGATCATTAGAAATTGTAGCCTGTACTCTCTTGCTCATTCATTCCACCTCCTTAACTTCCACGCCTGGGCAATCAAACACCCAACCTAAGCCTAACTCCTCAACGTCTCTTTTTCTAAAATCAGTTCTAAAACCTGGACTAAAATGAGGCCCTATTCCGTCATTGCATAAATACTGATTAGTAGCTTTAATCCTAACCGTATACCTAGGCTCCTTCTCGACCTCATAACCAAACTGGTGCATGTTGACGAGGATTTTGATTGCTTCATTTTTTGAATTATCAAACCATTTATAGAAATCTGAAGTTCTTTCTTCATCTTCCCAACACCTAATCAAATAGTATATATCACTCTCTAAATTATATTTGTGTTTCTCATACCAATCCGCCACACACTGTTTCACCACTGGTTTTTCGAACAACGAATCGTATAAGTCCTCAGCATGGGCCATTGAAAGGTGCCCTACTGTTGCCAATTTCTGTACTGCTTCATCTCTTTTCATCATCGTTAGTTCTCCTTGTAAATAATCAGTGCTGATATATCATACGTTCTGCAAAAGCCATGCTCATAGATTGCTACCGCCACGTTAGATTGATATTTAATATCAATAATTTCTATATTTGGGTTTTTTGCAAGAAAATCATTGATTATTTTATCAATTCCTAGATGGTTGAGATTGTCAGTTTCCTCACGTAAATACTTCGTTCTAATCATCAATTTCCTCCATTTCAACCTTATATTTTCGTGCGTTGCGATATTTCAATCTCAATCTGTGCATTTCGTTGATAGCGTCATCCTTATTCGTGAAAACACGCTCACTGTCTTCCATGCTGTCGTAGTAAGCTATAACTTTATATTTCATGCTTCTACTTCCTCCTCGTAATAATCAATCTTTGCAACTGAAGATATTTTATATTGCCTTGCTCAAGCCATTTCAGCATGTCTCTGTGTTTTGAACCTCCCTGGCCTTCTCATCTAGAAAATCCCAGATAATATGAAATTGATTTTTAACCAAAATGTCGTTGTTATATTTTTCGCAAACCTTATCGATAGATACAACTACCCAATTCCAGTATGCAGGGGTATTAAAACCAACCAATTGCATCATGCGATTACTTTCCCTCATCCAGTCTGGGACTTCTTTTTCAAAAAACTCGATATAGTTCATAGTTGTTCCACCTTTACATAGATGCCCACAGTATCCGACCAAAACTTCTCAGCAATCTCACTAGCCACTTGTGCATCATCATGCCAATAGCCGAGATCCGTCATGCAGTCCTTGAGTAATTTTTGCAAATTATCCGTATCTGGTTTAGTAGTCTTGTACTGGCCATGAGTCGCTTTTTTGATTTTAGGAAATAGCCACTTGACTGTGAGACGTATAGGTCCTTCGATTTTTTCGTTTGGAGCATACGGAGCAAGCAGGGTTGAAAATAAGTCTCTAGCTTCTTTCAAACTTTGAGGTTCATAGAATTTCGGCTTACCATTCACCACAGTTACTTTTTTCTGTTGGTGTGTCGTAGTTGGGATTCTTTTCATCGGAACGAAAAATTCAATCATTTTTCGCCACCTTACCTCGATAATCGATACCGGTCCATTTTCCAGTCTCTCTGTCATAGGTAATATATCCAGCCGTTTTAAGCTGGTCCTTTACCCAATTCAAGAGGATCGGTTGATTCGCGATCCATTTCAAAACCTCTGAATCCGAATACCAGAAATCTTGACCCGGTAACGTGTGATAAAGTGGAGGCATTTTTTTGCCAATATCCAATTTGACCGAATATGTTTTTTTCTTTCGTGCCATAACTTTTTACCTTTTTTAATTTTGCACTTTCTTTTTACTTTTTCTTTTTACTTACCACGCTCACGCGCTAAGTCCAAGTTAGGGGACAGGGTTACAGGGGGCGGAAGCAAAGCCCCCCTGTTCCTGTTCCCCTTGGACCTTAGGGACATTTTCCTAAATATCTCTCCTCACAGAGGGAGATATTCTGTCCCTGATTTTGTCCCTATTTTTTCCATTTTGTCCCTATTGCTCGAAACCCGCATGGTTGAGCGATTTCTTAGGGACATTTCCCAATTTGTCCCTTGTCCCTATTAGGTTTTAGGGACATTCGGACATTTTCCAATTTGTCCCTTTTTTGGGACGGACAAAATGGGGTTTTTCTTCCAATTTGTCCCTCCAATTTGTCCCCAATTTGTCCCTGTCCCTTTTTGAATTTTTCAGGTATTTTTTTGGTGAATTTTTCCGTTTTTCACCTCAAAAAATTCTGAGTTTTTGATCCATCTTCTGATAGTTTTTTCGCTAACAGGTTTATCTTCTGTTGAAAAATATTCCACGACATCGTCAATTGTAACTGGATCCATTCCATCATCTAATGCTTGGATAGCATTAACCAGTTTTTCTTTATTTTTTTCTGCTGTCTTCTTCTTCGATTCTGGACCTTTATTTAGGTTCTTTTTCCAAGCTGGGGCGTTATCTTCCAGTTGGATATCAGCCAGCACACCAGTAGTATCTACTTCGTGAACTGGATAGCTGAACCACATATTAACAGGGGCAAATTTGGCAAACTCACGAAGGGTCCCTTCAACTCGCCAAGCAGTTGCAATCTCAATACTACGGGTCGTCGTCTTGACCTCGTCAAGGTAAGGCTTGCGTTTCATAACATCAGGAATCGCTTTGTCAAAATGTTGTTGCATTTGATAGCGACTCTCCAGATCGTCAAGACTGACATTCTGTTGGTAATAATCGTTAGCCTGTTCTTGCAAGGCTCTTTGGTAAATCTTAGCCGTTACTTTTTCAGTCCGAGCTTTAACAAGATCGTCGTTAAGCTCTAACTCTACTAAATCAACCAGAGCGTCAGGGTCACGAGCGAACACTCCTGAACCACTAGCACGGTCCATGGATTTCTTGCCACCTTGAGAACCTTTTGAGTGGTGGTGACAGTAGATTACAGCACACCCTAGCTCAGTAGCCACTTTATCGAATTGATTAGTGAAATGTGCCATTTGGTCCGCTGAGTTCTCGTCACCCGTCAGGACCTTATAGATAGGATCGATAATCACGGCTTGGTAATTCTTTTTCAGCGACCGCCTAATGAGTTTCGGGGCCAGCTTATCCATTGGCACTGTCTTTCCGCGAAGGTTCCAAATGTCGATATTACCTACACTTGTAGGCTGTAAATCCATAGCATCGTAAACATCCTTAAAACGGTGAAGGGCTGACGGCCTATCCAGCTCTAAGTTGACGTAGAGGACTTTGCCTTGTTCGCACTGCCAACCGAGCCACTTGCGCCCCTCTGCGATGGCAATCGATAACTCGATGAGGGCAAACGACTTACCAGCTTTTGACGGCCCTGCAATCAACATCTTATGACCTTGACGCAACACCCCGTGGATAAGCTCCGGGGCTAAATCTGGAAGGTGGTCCCATTCGTCTGCTAGTGTTTCGGGATCGGGAAGGTCGTCGTTTAAATCTTCAACCCATTGATACCATTCTTCGTAGTTAGTTTTCCCAAGATTCGTATCAATCAAGAACTGCTTATGCCCGTTTCGGATTACTCCAGGCATGCGAGAGAGTCGGCTTGGATTACGGTTTTGGGTATCAATATCAAGTCCATTTTTTTTACAAATCTGATAAATGTAATCGACACGTTTCCGATATTCTTGATAGTCTCTGGCATCCACTCTCACCACCGCATGCAACGACTTGTGTCCAGAGTGTACTAGTGTCGCAATAGGAAGCTCTAACTCTTTAAATAGAGCGTACTGTTTCCCAAGCTCCATGCTGTCCGATTCTACTAGAGCGTATCTGAAATCAGTGACATTATCGTTCTTGACACCCTTTCCATCCAACGGGTTGAAACGAATCCAGGCACCAGCTTCTTCCTTGTAGTCTCCAAAAACTGCACCGATATCATCGCCATTACTCTGAAGTTCTTTAATAAGCTCTCCGGCAGTCCTGTCGTAATTGCCTTGAGTTGGCTTATATATTGGCCCGTTCTCTGTCTCGATAGGATAAGTAGATGTTACGTACCCAACCAAGTCAGTCATCTCAAAGAGAGTCTCAATGTATTTGACAAGATCCTGTACTGGATGCCAATTTAACGGCTCACGGATTTCTTTTGACTCTACCCAATTTTTATCAACGATTTGATAATCACGATCAATGGTTGAATCCCAGCCAAGCTCATAGCTTTCGCCTGACTTGTTCATTGGATCCCAACCGTTGTCTTTAGCTATCTGAGTGATAGTTGCACCGGTAACAGCATCAGAGCCATTATTGTGAAAAGTATCCCATTTAGTGAAGCACTCTCCCTTTTTATAACGATTATCCGATTGAGACCAAGCGTCCCAATCCATTGCCGTGTATCCCTCCTGTTTTAGGGCCATTCCTACGTTCACCCACTCTTGATAAGACAATGTAGAAGGGTCAATATAATCTAAGAGTGGGATTAAATCAAAAGTACCTTCTGACATTTAATCTCCTTTATTCCGGCTGGTATGTAGCTGGAATGATTCCTTTTGGCATTCTCCAACCGCTCGCAGCAATTCGATTAATCAGATTGCTAGCATCTTCAAATTTCCACATTCCGACATTTCGGAAGCCACGACCCTCAAGCAATCGTATTTGCTTAGGTGTGGTCAATCCACTGTCTTTGCGTTTGTTTAAGCGATCTAGTAGTTTGCCAGCTTTTCCAGCATTGCCGATTTCTTCGGTATAGATTCCGAATTTTTCAAGCGCTTTAAGTTGTTTTTCTGAAGGCGGAGCCATTTCCCAACCGAATGATGGAACGTAGTCAGCAAGATCCTCTGCTTGGATAGACATTTCAAATTGAAGTGGGTCCACTAACTTACGCTTCTTACGGCGCTGTTCAGCCAACTGCTTTGCAAGTGCTTCTTCACGTTCAGCAACGACATCCTTGCTAGCTTGTTCTTCGGCTTCCAATAGACTGAACTCAACTTCTGTATCTTCAGCCATGTTTTCGGTCATTTTTTTGGCAACCTCTGGACTGCTAGCAATTAAGTGGGCTGGCCTGCATAGTTCATGGCGCTCAGTGTGCCATAGAAAATCGAGTAGTAATAGATTTTCCTTCCCTGGTGCAAGGCGTGTACCACGTCCCACCATTTGACTATACAGAGCACGGACTTTTGTCGGTCTCAACACAACCACGCAGTCTACTGTTGGGCAATCCCAACCCTCAGTTAATAGCATCGAGTTACACAGAACGTTGTATTTATCCTTGTCGAAATCTTCTAGGATTTCAGCGCGATCCTTGGATTCTCCGTTTACCTCAGCGGCTCTAAAACCTTTCTCGTTTAGAATATCTCGGAATTTCTGCGATGTTTTAACTAGTGGCAAGAAAACAACTGTTTTCCTGTCTTTGCACTGTTTAACCATCTCGAATGCAATCTGTTCGAGATAAGGGTCTAAGGCTGTTCCAATCTCACTTACCTTAAAATCTCCTGCTTGTTGGCTGACCGTTGATATGTCTAACTCAAGTGGAATAGTGATAGCTGTGATTTTCGATAGATACCCTGATTTAATCGCATCAACTAATGGATACTCATAAGCTAAACTATCGAAATAGCTGCCTAGATTTCGCATATCACCACGGTCTGGCGTAGCTGTGACGCCTAAGACGTTAGCTTCCCCGAAGTGCTCCAGCACACGCTGATAGCCGTCTGATATAGCGTGGTGAGCTTCGTCGATGACAATAGTGTCGAAGTGATTAGGTGGGAACTGACTGAGTCGTTTCTCACGCTGCATGGTCTGTACTGAACCAACGACAACACGAAACCATGAGCCGATTGAAGTGTTTTCAGCTTTCTCCAACGCCGTTCCCAATCCTGTAGCCGTCATTAATTTATCACTGGCTTGTTCCAAAAGTTCTGAACGATGAGCGAGAACAAGAACACGTTCTCCCATCTTGACACGGTCTTCTATAATTTTTGAAAAGACGATGGTCTTGCCACAGCCAGTGGGTAGGACAAGTAGCGTGCGCTTCCTGCCCTCCTTCCACTCTTGCTGTACCTTAGCCCTTGCCTCTTCTTGGTAAGGTCTAAGTTGCATTAGAATCCTCCGAATCCACCACCATTAGGTGCTTGTTGAGGTTGTTGAGGTTGTTGAGGTTGTTGGTTTTGTTGAGGTGCTGCTTGGTAGTTAGGTGCTTGTTGTTGAGGAGCTTGTTGCCCACCACCTTGTGAAACATTGGCATTTAATACTTTTGTCCAATCAACACTGTCGGCGTAGATCATTTGTTTAACGTCGTTATACACATTGTCTTTGTACGTGCGATTTCCGACACGGCACACCCCTGTTGAACCTACAACGGTATTCCAATTCATTTGAAGAGGCTCGCCATGTTTCTTTTGGCCAATGGCACCAAAGAATGCTGATAGCATGCCTTCTGTCGAAGAGTGTAGAAATAAGTTATGAGTCATTGTGGCAAGGCCTTCATCAGTCTCTACTTGTAGAGTGATGATAGCTTTGTTACATGCTGGTAGTTTCCCCGGATTTTGTGGATTTGGAGTGTGACGCCCACGCTCAAAGTTTGTAACAGTAAAGACATAATCGCCGGGAGTTAGTGTGATAAACTCCTTGCTGTCCTCTTGGATAGTATCATCCCATCCGAATTCACGTTCAAAGTTATTGTTGTAAGTCATGTGTAAAATCCTTCCTTATTAAGCCAAAATAGTGATATTGTCTTGATCTTCGAGCCCTGCTTTGAGGTAGTCAGCGATGTTTTTAATAGCTTCCAGTTTCCATTTGCCACCGTCTGCTTCAAAAAGTGCAAGTTCAGCATCTTTGTTGATGCGGAGTACAAACTGACTAGATGGCTGTTCGACTTCTGTAAAAGTACGATATGGACGTAATGTAACTGGGTTTGGTGCAGTTGCTTTCGCAAGACTAGCTACCCCTGATTTCACAGTAGTGGTCTGGTTGATACCGTTATCCACGATGTCAGCGCCGTTTTCGACTTTTAGAGCACTTGCAAATTCAAGTACAACTTGACGATCATCCTCGTTAATAAAAGCAGACTGCAGCATAATATTGAACTGCTCTTGGTTATTCCACTGGTTCAATCGAATACCTGGAGTGTATGCTACTACGGAGACGAGTTGAGGACGTCTGCCGTATTCCCAATCAACCTGATCATAAACTATGACATCTTTAGGGGACTCTACCACAATGATTTTTTTAGAGGCACTGATAGCGTCATTGTCTGACTTGAGATAATCAATAAGACTGTCAAGAGTACACAATTGAAGTGTTGGTGCAATTTTCCGAGGATTAACTTCCAGGAGGTCAAATTGATTTGCATTATAGTAGTGCTTGTCACCAACTTGGATGACTTTTCCAGCACGTTCAGCTAGCTCTACACTGTACTCAAGAGCTTCTTTGATGTTTTCTGCCATGTTTAATTACCCGCTTTCTTTTGTTTGTTGAAGTCAATGACATCGTTGTTAATACCTTTTTCAATGTCTTCGATTGGCTCACCAACGTCTGTACGAAGGATCGCTTTGTCGTCAAAGTATGTCTGACCAGGCATATTGCTCTTAAGTTCGTTTGCATAGACTTGGCTACCTTCTTGCCCAATGAGGACGGTGGTGGCAACTGCTTTTTGAGGTGCAAGAGTTGACTTGACTTCCATTGCAGTAGCTACTGTTTGACGTGTATCGTCTGGCTTCATTGTCAAAGTGATAGCAAGTTTACGAGCTGTCTTAGTCTCAGTGTTTGGATCTAAGATGTTAGCGATGACTCTTTCAAGTTCTTTATCGACTTTCTCTTGAAGGCCACCATCACCGATTTGTGATAGGTCTAATTTGATAGTTTTATCTGACATGATTTCCTCCTAAAATTCTGATCCACGGATTTCTTTGACCATTTCAAAGACACGGTCCCAAGTAGCTACTAGAGCCCCATCGATAAATGATTTATCGTACATAGAGATTGGTGTTTCTACAGGATAATAGCCTTTAGAGGCCACTGCCTGTTGAAGTTCCTGTTCAGTGACCTGATTGGCAATCATCAAATCACGCAGTGCTGGGTCAATGAATGGTGCTGGTTCTTGGTACTCGCCACGCTCGACCGGTGCAGGATTTTCTGCCACTGGTGTTTCAGCTGGCACCACTTCTTGTTGTGGTACTGGTTCCGGTGCTGGCGGTTCCATTTCTGGCTGTGCGGTAGGTGATACTGGTTCAGCTTGTACCTGTTGAACATTAAAGATGTGAGCAATGCCCGCATAATCTAGTGGCAACTTGTTTGGTAAGTTGTGACGATTCTTGGCATCCCACGCTGGGTGGTGCTGTGTATACATGACACGCTGTCCACCTTGTGCTTTCGATTTTTTAGACTTCTCATCAGTCATGACGATAGTTTCGTAGTTACAGAATAGGACCATGTCAGCCCACTCTTTAACTAAAGGCGCTGTCTGTGAGCTTGTTTTCTTTCCAAGCTTGAGTTCGTAGCGGTCATAACTCCCCATCTCATCTGGTTGCGTAAATGTCTTAATCTGAGCGTGTGCAGTAAGAACAACATTGATTCCTAGATCAATCAATTCGCTTAGACTGTTTAGGAAACGACCGATTTCTTCACGGACGTAGGTATATCCATTGCCCCAACCAAAATCTTCGATTCCCTTCTTTCCATGCTGAGCACAAACTGACTCAACGGCCAGCGACTCAGCCCAGTCAATTGTATCAATAACCAAAGTCTTGCACGATGTCGGATTGGCTTTGATAAAAGCAATCTCATTCATCAACATAGTCCAGCTTGATGGCTTATCTAATCTAGCCACGTCCATGTTGTCTGTAGATCCTTCAGTGTCGATAAACACAGGGTCGGGAAATTGCGCTGCAAAGCTAGACTTCCCGATACCTTCAGGGCCGTAGATAACAACCTTTTGAGCTCTAGCCTTAATTCCTCTCGTGATTTGCATTAAAATCCTCCTTGCCATGATGGCGTTTGTGGTGTTTCGGATTTGGCTTCTGTTGTTGGCTGATGTGTCTTATTATCGAGACTATAGCCGTCTTCGATGATAATTGAGCATTCATCGCCAGTCGATACTCTCGTTGCAATAGCTTGGAGACCTTCATCCTCAAGCCATTTTCCAAATTGGTCCAATGTGATTTGGTCCATTTGTTCGAGCTTGTCGATTAAAACAAAGCCACAATCTGGTTTTAGTTTTCGGACAATTGCGGTCGCTACCATAAGTTGCTGAGAACCTGACATGTTATCCCACTCTTGACCGAGGTAAAGTAACTTCCCATCATTTACAGTCAAGCCTTCCAGAGGCAAGTTTGCATTGGTCAACAAGTCACGTTTACTTTTACGAACATCTTCGATTTGAGCAGACAACTTGTTATACTGCTCACGTTGAGCCTTAGCATCCTCTTCCGCTTTATCCTTGTCCAAGTTAGCACGGACTTTAAGGTTAATCTGTTCGATGTTAGCAATATTGCTTTCGATTTCTTCTGTAGATTCATCGATAAGGTCAATCGTTAAGTCGGTAGCAATTTGAAGGTCGTTTTCAAGAGTTTCTAATTCTGCTTGAGCTGCCTTCAATTGTTCTGACAAACGGTTAACTTCAGCAAGTTTGCCTTCGTAGGCAGTTTTAATCTGCTGAGCGTTTTGACGTTTGCGAGCATTCTCTCCATTTTTTGCTAACACTTCTTGCTGTTCTGCAATCAGATCTGCAATGGAAACCAACTCTTTTGGTGCGTCTGGATAATAGGTCTGTTCTTTTGCGAACTTTTCCTTCTGGTCAGCAATTACACCGATAGCATGGCGCTGATCATATAACTGCTTCTCTTTGATTTCTAATTCGGCTAATTGAGGGCCGACCCCGATGATTTGCAAAAGGATATCAGCTTTCTCTTTAGCGGTGCTCTCCATAAACTTAGGCAAATTAATAGCCAACTCCTCAACAAAACTATCAAGAAGTTGTTGACCGCCTTTATTCCCATTAGGATCAATTACTTTCAGAGAGCTATTCTTTCCTTTGCGTTCAACTACCAAGCCATTTGACATAGTGATCTTGAGCGATGGAGGGATAACAGACCCCTCACGGGTTGCCTTGCTAGGTTTAAAACGATTTCCACCCAAGGCCCAAGCGATAGAATCTAGAACACTTGTTTTACCTTGGTTGTTATTTCCACCAATTACCGTGAGTCCCGTAGGTGATGGTTCGACCTTGACCGCTTTGATCCGCTTGACATTTTCAATTTCCAACTTATTTATTGCGATGCTCATTCGTTCCCACCTCCGATGACTAAACGGCTCTCAGTCACTACTTTTTCAACACTGACGATTTCGGTGTGATTCAACGCATAGAGTAGTAATGAAGTAGCTACATTAGCAATAGTCAAGTCACACTCATTAGCAATTTCAGCGATTTGGTCATAAGCCTCTTTGCTACACCTAACGTGGTGATAAGAAGTTTTAGGTTCTTTTTTCACTTCCATTACCCCTCTCCTCCCTCATTACGTTTCTTAAATCCAAGAGTAATCCCAGTGATACCAGCAGCAATTACCGCAAGGCTAAGAGCTAATGTGCTGAAACCTTTAGTTTTAACATGTCCAGATTTAGTGACTTGTTTTTTTGTCTGTTTCATGATATATTCTCCTTGATAATTATTTTTCTCTGCACAGGCCCTTACCTGTGCTTTTTTTGGCGCTCTCAACGTGCACCCATCGCCCCACCGCTTTGTAAATGTGTTTTTAGAAAGATATGTGGGTAAAGTAAAGTTTATATTTTTTGGGAAAAATGGGTATAAGTTACACTCCACGGCAAGGCTATGGCTACACGCTGAGAGATTGACGTTTTAAGCTATCAGCCCACTAGCTGATCTAACGGCAGTCCGTGAGCTTTATTGTAAATGCGTGCTTTTTCGTCAACCATGCGATAAGGACGGTTTACGATTGTTTCTGTCTGCTTGTTTGACCAAATCCAGTTAAATAATTTTGATGGTTTCATAGTGTTTTCCTTTCTGATAAAATGGTTTAAAAAATAGATTGGGTTTAAGATGAAACGATTATTAAAACAGCTTTTAAATATTTTTGGGAAACTGATTGGCATTTTAACTGCTATCGCCCTTGCGTTATCTCTTACTATGCTTGTCATTAAAGCCTTCGTGTTCTATTCCACTTCCCTTGAAAATAACTGGCTAGAAGACAGCTACTTCAATGTCATTAAAAAGTACAATTTTCTTCATTTTTTAAAATCGTTTATTGTAGTTTTTATATCCTTTGAAATGATTTTGGCCCTCGTTTCGTTGCTGTATTTTATAATTGCTTCCTCTGTTCGAAGGTATGCAGAAGAGTTTGCAAAGCTTTTTGCTGCAACCTACACTGCACTAGCCTTTACGGTTTCCTTGGCTATGACGCTAACTGAAGAAGTTTTCACTTTAGCTACAGCTATCGTTTCACTATTCGCTTTAATCTATCCCATATTTTTGAAATATTTTTACGTCCCCAAGCACGAACGAAAGGACCAATCTCAAACAGAAAATGATTGAACCAAATTGCGAATAAGAGCGAGCCTATAATTGTTGCCATGAACAACAATACCCCGAATTCTTCCATTGTTACTTTCCTTTCTTCCCCTAACCGCACCAAGGGACTAGTGAGGTTTTTTAATATATTAAGGAGACTTATGAATATCAAATCGTTGTTGTTGGTATCGTTCAGTTTCCTCACTAGCTCACTGCTACGGCTAGGGATGTTATTGTTATTTGAATCTGTTCCTAGTTTTCCATTCAATGAAGGACTTGAAACCTTCATAGTTGATGAAAACTAACTTGTGTGTCGGGTTGAAGACGTAGTCTCGAAAATCTTTGTTCTCCCTCATTTCTCGAATGAGGTTCTTTGCCATCGACTTTCCTAGACCTTCCCACCGCTGCATGAGATGGTCGTAGTCTCCCCACTCAGCCGTTTCATTGATCCCGACCGGTCTATAGGTAATTTCCATAAGCGTCACCCGATTTCTTTCAATCCGTTTTCAAGAGCGATAAGCTCT